AGACTCACTAGGAGAAGTTATGAAGAAGATTGAAGATTTAGTAGAAGACATCTATAAGGTGTTAGTAAATAACGAAGCTGCCGAAGGTGTAGATGTGGATAAAGTTGTGGATAACTTTGGTGAGGCTATGAAGAATATCCTTAAGAATCAAGTCCTTACGAAGCATGACGATGGTGGACAACTTAGGATGAGTAGCATAGGTAAGCAAGAGAGATACCTATGGTATAGACATAGACAATACAAGTCTGAGCAGATGACACCAGCTACGTTGATGAAGTTTCTATACGGTCATGCGACTGAGGAACTTGTACTTGCAATGGCTGCATTATCAGGACATGAAGTTACACATCAACAGCATAAGGCTGAGGTAAATGGAGTCAAAGGTTCAATGGATTGTCTAATTGATGGGATGTTGATGGATGTTAAGACAGCTTCACCCTTTGGATTTAAGAAGTTTAAAGAAGGTAAGCTTAGGGATGATGACCCGTTCGGTTATATTGACCAACTACGAGGCTATGCTGAGTCTCTAGGACACGATGAAGGTGGATGGTTAGTAATTGATAAGGTAGGTGGACATCTATGTACTCACTTAGAGAGCTTCAAGTACGATGATTCTATCCGAGACCGTATCGATTACCTGAAATGTATGGTGAAGGATGAGCAAATCCCAGAGCAATGCTTCGATACTGTACCTGAAGGTAAATCAGGGAACATGAAGTTAGCTATGGAGTGTAGTTACTGTATGTATAAGAAGCATTGTTTCCCAGATGTTAAGGTGTTTGCCTACTCAACTGGACCTAGGTTCTTAGCTGACGTACAGAACTACCCTAAGGTGCCTGAGATTTATGATTACTTTGATGAGAAGTAGCTATGAATTTACTAACCCCTGTAAGGTACGGTAAAGATGGACCTCTCTTTGATAGAGGTAATATAATGAAAATGGCACTAAATGATATCAACAATGGAATTAATTATTTCAAAAGAAGGAGTAAGAAGATGACAACAGAAGTAGAAGAAGCTAACACTATGATTAACAACTCTGTAGATAACTTAAGTAAGAACATAGACCGTTTAAACGATAAAGAGAGTGAGTTTATAAGTAATGCTAAGCGTATATCAACAGGGATTCGTAAGAACTCTGAATCATTAGCTACTGGTATAGGGCGTATTAAAAGCGCCGCTAGTTTAGATGAATTAGAGAAATATACCTTAATACTTGAAAGGTTCACAGGCGCTTTAGAGAAGCTAGAACTTATTCAACAACAAGGTAAGTTAGATAAAATAACACAAGCTCTAAAATAATGGTATAGTAAGAACTTTCGGGGGAGAGTAAAGTGAAAGTAACCTTTAATTTAGCACCAGTCGTAGCATCAAGACCTAGAGTAACCAGATGGAGTACCTTCTTTCCTAAGAAGTACACCGCCTTCAAGGTTGCTATGACTAAGTTAACTGAGAATATTATCTTCACACCAACTAACAAACTTATCTATGTACAAGTTACATTCTATGTAGCTATGCCTAAATCTTGGTCTAAGAAGAAGAAGCTAGAGAAGAATGGTAAACCATGTGACAATAACTGTGACATAGATAACTACATCAAAGCTATTCTTGATTCACTTGAAGGCGTGTACTACGAGAATGACAAGCAGATAGCTATGATTAAAGCTATGAAGTATTACTCAGCCACTCCCCGTATTGAATATCAACAAACGGAGATAGTGAATGAATAAGAAAGAGATATGTGAAGCATTAGCAGAAGATTACGCAGACAAGGTAGCTAAGTCAGGGGGTAACTATGATGATGCCTACACCCATTACTTAGAAAGGTGTAACACCCGTAACGAAAAAGACCTGATGTCTCAATATAAAACAGCAGGTCTCGATTCGTCTGGGTTTAAGTGGGTCTAATACATTATGAGTTCCACATAGCCCAGCCACCTGTAGGGTCAGGGTCATCATTATAGGCACGGGCTATCTCTTGCTCACGTGCCTCTTGCTCATCCGCCGCTCTTCTCATAGCATCGTACCTCCCTTCTAGGTCCCGTTCAGCAGGGCTTAGTTGTAACTCTCTAACTTCTGAAGGGACTGGGATATTATTATCCTCTAACTTAGTAATTAAATCATCAAATAACTGGAACTTCTGAGCATATAACGCGTCAAGGTCTGCTACATCATCTGGACTAATCTCTTGATTTAATGTTAACTCCTGAACATAAACCTCTTGGTCCTCAATTTTATTCTCTATCTCATCAATCTGTTTCTTAACATCATCAATGTAGTTCTGAATATCAGGTTCAACTGACTTTTGAACACCTTTAACTTGAACTTCTTCAGGCATAAAGTCACCCTGTGAGTTACGATTACCTGCTAAACCTCTTGATTGTTTCTTAGCTGCCTTAGCAGCCTTAGTTAAACCTCTTGCTATACTCATTACATTCCCCTTTAATTAAACCAACTAGACCAATCTAACTCTTTAGCTGGTGCTTTCTTTAACTCTGCATCTGACCAAGCATCACCTGTACCCATCTCATGAGTGTCCCAGTAAGGGTCATCATTATTAACAGTCCAGAAGTTCTGTCCTTCTCTCTTATGATAACCATATTGGTTACCCATAGTCTCAGGTTCTTCAGCCTCAGTCTTAACAATACGACCATCTTCTTGACCAAACTGCTCAGTCTTACCAGAGGTTGACTTCTTACGCATTTGACGTTGTAAGAAACCATCAGGGTCATTCATCTGTTTAATCATTGCTCTATTATTAGCTTCATTATCAAAGCCAGTTTCTTCAGAGTATATCTCAGGTCTTCCTAAATCTACCTTCTCGAAGTCACCATCTTTATTTCTATTACCCATAAGACCAATACCTGTTGCAACGGCAGCAGTAGTTCCTGCTTTAACTGCTCTGTCCTTTGTAACTTTATCAGACATAGACTTATATCTATCAGCTGTCTTATTAGCAACAGATGGACGTAAGTTAGAATCTTTAAGAGTTCTTGAAGCACCTTTAACAACTGGACCTTCAACACCACGATTAGCTTTCTGATTAGCTTTAAGAGACTTACTAGCAAGTACCTTGTTAGCTAACTTCTTAGCACCTTCTTTAAACATACCACCTTTACCACCACCTGCCATACCTATAAGCATAGGGTCAATATTACCTGAAGTATCAATAGTAACTACATCTCTACCAGGTCCTTCATACTTAGCAGTAGCTGTATAGTCAGGTACAAAGTCTTCATTCAGACTCTGGTCAACACCTTCAGTAGGAGCATCACCTCGTTGTTCTTTATAATACTCAATCATATCATTGATTTCATAATCATCTATTAGGTCTGCTTCAGAGATACCAAACTCTTCTGATGTAGCCTTTAAATCATTATCCTCTAGGAAGTCAATTATCTCATCCCTTAATATATCACTTATCTCACCTTGTACTGCGCCTGCCTCATTGTTAAGAACTGCGTTACTTGCTTCACCGTATGCCATGTTATTTCTCCGTTTAAATTAGTCGTATTTACCTTTAGATTCTTTACCATATTGAGGGAAGCCAAAGAAGCCACCAAATGTTCTCTCAAACTTCTCACTCCAACTCAATGAAGTGTCAAACATAGGCTTGGTTACAATAGGTACCATCTTACCGAATAACCACTTACCTGTGTGTGACGTTCCATCTGGGTCAACAATAGAAGGTCCCATTGGGAATCCCTTCTTCATTGAGAACCACTGTTTGTTAAACATACCTTCTATTAAAGACTTAGGCATAATAGAGGCTTTATTTAGCAATGTATGTTGAGGGTGTTGTAGCCAGTGAATAGGTTCAGCAATCTGCTTAGAGATTATCATTGATTCACCATTACCTAAGTTCATTTTATGAGACTGCTCACCAAACCAGAAGTCTGTTAAACCATCCATTGTAGGTTCAGGGTTATCAAACATGGCATTATTAGCTTCAGACATTGCCCACCATAGACCTGAAGTAATCAATGAAGCCCTGCCTGTATAAGCTGCATACATCTTAAATGATGACGCAAGCATACGTCCTTCTTTAGACTTCCAAGCGGCTGTATCACCTTTATGGAAAGCTTTAATAAAACCTTTACTGTAAGAGTAGCCTGAAGTAAATGTGTTAGCTACAATCCTGATATTAGATATAGTCCAGTCAGGTGCAAACAAACCAAGGTTCAACCATCTACGTTTATTAACAGGTAGTAAGCCTGCTAACTTATCAGCAACCTTACCTCTTAGTTTATCTGGATTACTAGAAGCATAAGTATATAAGCGATGACCAAAGTCGTTCCAATCAAGAGAACCGTAAGCATCGTTAGCGAACCTACCAGCTAACTGACTCGCTTGTATTTGCAGGTCTTTATCGTTAATATCAAAACCTTGACTCTGCCAATCATCTAAAGTCTTCTGTCTTTTCTGAATATAAGTAGCTACTTTAAATCTATCGTGGAAGTATTCCCAAGTTAGGTAATCTGTTTTCTCAAACACCTTAGTCATACCTTTACCAACAAAGCCCATCTTAGCAGCTAACTCTTCGAAGTCTTCAAAACCAGCGTTAACTAAGTCTGCTTTCTTAACATTAATAACCTCTAGCCCACCGTTCCTGATAGCCTCTTCAACAATCTCATTGAACTCAGCACTCCCTAGTTTAAGGTCTGAGAAATCTGCCTGTCTAAAGATAGTATCCCCATTCTCATCTTTCATTATATTACCATCTTTATCTTTGACAGTAATCTTACCACCGAGAGGTTTACTGGTTAAACCAGCACGTCCTAATGAGTAAGCTGCTGACATCACAAGAGCTTGAGCATGGAATAGAGAACCGAATACAAACAAACGCTTAAGACCATTGTTTAGTTTAAGGATACCTTCCATAACCTCACCTGCTCCGCCTCTTCTAAGTAAAGCAAACTGGTCATCAATCATAGGTTTAATATCACTATGGGCAACATAACCTTTAAGAGTAGGGTGGTCAAATTCCTCATAATGTAACGCCTCTTGAGGACTTAAGCCTCCCTCTTTAGCATCTGTCTTCCTTAAGTCGTGGAAAGCTTCTCTAGACATTAGAGCAGGTAAGTGACGTACACCAGTAGGATTTAAACTTAAATCAAACAATGAGTTAATTAAGTTACGACCATAAATAGTACGAGTCATTGACTGTGTATATAACTGTAGGGCTTTAATAGGGTCAACTACAATATTCTTATCTGTATGCTCCCGTATCCAAGCATTAGTTTGCTTTAAAGTTCTTTCTTTTACATTCTTAGATTCCTTAAGGTAAATATCAACTAACGCTTGGATATCCTTCTCAGTAAGGTTCTTGTCAAAGATATGAGGGAAGTAGTTATTAAGGAAAGCTCCTGTAGTATCTTTATCTAAGGCACCAAACTTGATTCCAGTAACACTACCTTTAGGTCTAAGTATCCCTATACCTACTGCCTCCTCACCAATAATATCAAGGAGAGCTACTATCTTATTCTTAACTTCTAACTCTCTACCTTCTAATTTAATAGTAGGGTCTTCTATAGCATCAATTAACTTCATGCCTTTGTCTGGATCATCAAACACTTCAGCTACTTCCTTAAGAGCTTCTTGTACCTGAAACTCAAATATCTTACTATTTCTAGAGAAAGCACCTATATCTCTAGCCAAGCTAACTTTAATCTTCATAACAGAAGCCTTAAGACTATTAGATGTTAAAGCTTTATAAACACGAGGGCCTGCTAAGATAGCCACTGCACCTAAAGCAGTACCATATAACTTCTCATCATCTGCATCTGTTGCGGCATAACCTAAAACCGCTCCAGCTGCTAATGCTTTCTTAGGATGCTCTTCTAAAGTCTTACCTATGATACCTGGTGTAGGTGCTGGAGCTTCTTCCGCTTCACCTTCAACTTCTTTCCTTTGTTGTTTAATCTTATTAGCTTCTAATTGTTCAGGGGTTAATTGAGTAGCAGCCTCTATCTCCTTCATAGGAGTAGGACCTCTAAAGTTAGCATCAGCTCTATTTAGTTCATCTAGAGCTAATTGGAAAGCCTGCTGGTCTACTTCTTGAGGGGTTAATGTTTTACCTACATCATTAGAAGCTACAGTCTCTCTTGCTTTATCCTGAGCAATCCTCATCATACGATAAGCATCATAGTTTCTTAAGTTGTTAGCTTGTCTAGAAGTTAAATCATCTATACCACGCCAAGGTAATCCTTTAGCCTCGGCTTCATCTAATTCCTTTAGCAACCGCTTATGCTCCAACGCCATTACCTTTTCATCTACAATAGTCTGAATACGTCCATCTATAGAGGTAGTAGTAATTAAAGCAGGTCCATCACCTGATTCACCCACTATAGACTTAATATCATGTTCTACATCTTTTAGGATAGAAGTCTCTTGAGCTTGTTGTGTTACCTGCGTAGAATCATCATCCTCTGCTGCTTTTCTAATGTTCTGAGCAGCGTCTCTAGTTTCTTTTGTAACTGCCTTTTTAAGACCTGAGCCACCTTTACCTGTAGCTGCTATACTTTCAGCAACAGCAGCTTCAATCTTAGATAACTGACTACCACTATATAATAAACCAGCACCACCTAAGATACCAAAGGCTCCACCAAATTGAGCGCCCATCCAAACATCTTCACTTTTAGGGACCCCTTGTTCAAGGGAAGAGTAGGCTGCTTCATACCCAGCACCAGCTATAGCACCTGCACCTACACCAGTACCCATACGAGTTAGACCTCTTGTAGCTTTACCTTGAATCTTACCTAGACGGGTATTAACCTTATTTACTATATCTGATATTTTAAGAGTCTTAGATGTCATCCCTAAGAGTTTAGCTACTCCAAAGAAAGGAGAGTCTTTAACTAACTCGCCTGTTACAACACCTCCAGCATAAGAAGGATTATCAACAAAGACTTTCAATAGCGACATTAGACCTTCTTCATCATCAGTTTCTACTCCCCACCTATCATTAAATGAGTTACCCTCCTCATCCATAGGAGCATCTAAGTTACCATCTAAGTTGTTATGTACAAATGCTAGTTCACTTTTAATAGCTTCCATCCTAGCTAAAGTCTCAGAAGCGTCAGAGTGTTCAGCATCTGTTAAACCACCCCTAGAATCTGCTATTTGTTGGTAATAATCATACCTATCTTGTAATTGGTTATACTCATAATCAATAGCATTACGTTGTACGAACCACTCTTCTTGTTGTTCACCGCTAGCTAACTTACTAGCTAGTAAACCAAAGAGACCAGATGTCCACCACGCTCCCTGAGATTCATGGTCTCCTGTAAAACCTTTATAGAATGAAAGTTCTCTAGTAGGTGGTTGGTATCCTACATCCCCAAGGGTCTCTCTTACAGAAGGTATTGGCATTATTTCTTCTTAGCTTTATGTTGCTTATAATAGTCTAAAGCAGCTTTAGTACGATTCTTAGAATTTAATATCTCATCTAAAGCCTTAGGATTACCTGCGAAATGGTTATGACCATCTCTACTGATAAACCAGTCACTTGCCTCTTCAGCTGTGCTTCTAGCTTTATCCCCTGCCACAGTACCTGTGAATAAGTTACCGAAGTCAGATAATGAACTTGAGATTGCATTAACACTAGATGTGACCGCATCTTGTAAGTTACCAAGGGTAGCATCGTACACAGGCATACTAGATAAAGGGTCTGTATCATAGTCAAATACAGCCCCTGGTTTAATTCTAGAGCCTAAGGCATCTATTTCCCTAGTACGTTTGTTCTTTTCCCATTGTAAACCTACTCTAGATGCTTGAGGATTCTGTTCTTGTACATGAGTAGTAGTAGTATCTGTAATTATCTTAGGTTTATCCTTAACATTGTCTCCTGATTTAGGCATTGGCTTTAAGTCTTCATAAGAATTAAAGTCTGTTAGAGCGTGTTGCTTGAAATAAGCAGACTTAGTCCTCTCTAGGTACTTTGAAAAGTTAGAGTTAATATCAGATACTAATCCTTTATCTACCTCACCATCAGCATCTAAAGAATAAGCTCGTATTGCATTTAATAAATCAGTATCGTTCTTAATATTAGCAGAGGCTTGAGGGGTTAACCCTAACTGTTGCTCTGCGAATAACTGTAAAGCGTCTAAACGTCCAACATGAGTCCAAGCTTTATTCAACTTACCTACGTTACGTGTCTCAGTAAGAGCAAGTTCCCTAGCTTCATACTCTTGATTCTGCTTAGTAAGAGCTTCCGCCCTAGTAGGGTCAATCTGTCTAATCTGGTCTAAAGCAGCTCTACGTCCTTCAGGTGTATCATAATCAGCACCTTGTAGAATAGAATTAACAGCTTCTTCCTTATTCTGAAGACCAAGCATACCTCTAAAACCTGTACCTAATGTATCCATAGAAGGTTGTAAGTCCTTCTGACTTAAATAAAACATACCATCTGGTGTAAATGCCATAATATTCTCCTAACTTAAATTAAAGCCAGCCATAGGTGCTTGGCCATATAACATACCACCAGTAGTAGCGCCTGTAGTAGATGTACCAAAGGTAGGGAAATAACCTGAACCCATGAAACCACCACCATTAGGTTGTTGTATTAAACCACTGAACTGGTTAGCCATACCTAAAGCCGAACTAGCTTGGGATGCACCTCGAGCTTGAGCAGCTTGAGCTGATAACTGAGCAGAAGTACCAGCAATAGAACTCATACCAGTACCAATACCTCTACCTGTCTCAGCGTACTTCTGAGGCATTTGACCAATAGTCTCAGCCATACCTAAATCAGTAGCTGCTCTACCTCTATAAGTATCAATCAGACCTTGAGCCTTCTCTAAACCACCATACTGTGCTTGTAAATCTACTTGAGCTTGAGCCTTACGTAGAGCTTCTGTCTGAGCAGCTCCACCACTTGAACCAAACATACCTTGGCCTAGTAATCTCTTCTCTAAATCTAATCTATCTTTCTCTTGGTCAGGTGCATAAAGAGCCTTCTGCTGTTCATAGAACTTCTGACCAGCTGCATAAGGGTCGCCTTCCATACCAGCAATATAACCACGTTGGTCTTTAGCTCCCTGCATAGCAAGGTCATATTCAGACTGCCAAGGTTGAGATAAAGACATATCAAGCTGTCTGCCTTCTTCATCATATTTAGCTTCACCAAAGGCACCTTTAACATCCCAAGGTAAAGACCTCTTGTACGCTAACTCAGCTTGTCTCTCTGCTGCATCCGAAGCTGCTGATTGTGCCTTCCTTGCACTTCTTTGACCAAGTAAACTTACACCTGTTCCGATAGCCGTTCCTACACTAGGCATGACTTACCTCCTTCTTTAATTCATCCACACTCTCGATGTAACTTCTCCAAATACTTACTGACATATCTCTACCCCATTGACGACCACCTATCAAGGTAGCACATAAAACAAATAGTTGATAGAGTTCAGCTCTCAGCATATAAGCTTTATCAACATCATTAACTTCTTTCTCTTTCTCAAAGACATTAGCTGTATGCCACTTGAGTATTATATTCTGCATCATAGGTGCTATCTCTCTTTGATTAACTGCATAGAAGGGATTCATAGGCATATCTACCATTAAGAATGTAAACACATCATTAATCTCTTCATCCTTTAATTCATTATCTTTATCAATTAAGTCATCCCATAAGTGAATAGCTTTAATCATATCTAAACAAAACACTATAGCGTTAGAGTTTCCTATTAACCAGTAGTTAAGGTTCTCTTTAAATGTAGGTAATTGTTTATCTAAGTCTTTCATTAATCTACCTTAATTTGCCAATTACCACCGCCAGAATATGACCAAGGGTGGAATGGTTCTTGCCATATACTAATCACATCACCTGAAGATAAGCTAGTAGTAGTGAAAGTACCACTAGTAGTCTTGGTTGTTACGTCACCGTCTAAGTGGTCATGTTGATGAACAGTGCTACCATTAACTCTTATGTCTGTTCTAACACCCTTCCACACTGCTTGATAGTAATACACCACATTGTATGTGCCACATCTAGGAACTGTATATGAATCTATCTGTGTATTAGATTCATTTGTAACATCAGGTAGAGAACTATTATCATATAAAGTGGTAGTATTGCCTGCTGTATAACAATGTAACCATACAGACGTACCATCCAAGATTATTTCAGTCACATCACTACCGTTGTAATTAACACTATCAGGTGTTACTACCGTACCGTTATAATCTATTGTGTTTCCTGCTGGCATATTATGTAGTTGTTATTGTTAGAACTCCGCCCGAATAACTAAATGTATCTGCTATCTGTGCCTTGGTAAATGCTGTAGTTGCTACCTGTGTTGTACTAGTATCAACCGCAGCAGTAGGTGCTGCAGGTACGCCTGTAAAAGTAGGGCTTGCCAAGTTAGCTTTTAATGCTAAAGCTGTTGTAGTAAATGCTGTAGTCGCTACCTGTGTAGTGTTAGTTCCTGCTGTTGCTGTTACGGCACTAAATGTCTCACTTGCTGAACCATTAAGGTCTGCTTTAGAGTTTACTGCTGTCTTAACTGCTGTGAACTCCGTATTAAAATCACTACCTGATATTACCTTATCTGGGTCTGAATCACTTAACGCATCCTTACCTGACCATGTTACTTGTAAATTATAGTTACTCATCTTATTTTTCCTTGTTTAGCCCATATAATCATGTTCTGTAATGATGCTTTGAATCCATTAACAGTACCTTTCATTTCCATTCTTAACACTTTAGCAGACTTAGATAATGACATTTTATATTCTGCTGGTTGGAATGATGGAGCATATTTAGCAGCACCATACAATGATGTTGAACCACCCCATAAATAACTTGTACCACTTGCTGTAGGTGATAAAGTAAAACTACCTGAATCAAAATCAACACTATAATCACGATACCAGTTCATAGTAACTGACATATCCTTACCACCTGATATAACAGCCAAGAATCGTTTAAGTAGTTTAGCTTTAGCAGGGTCTCCAAAGTCTAACCATACAGTCTTAAAGTCTGCCTGATAAGTATTATTAGTTGACTGCCAACATTTAGAATTAGTTGACTCCCACGTATATCCGGCTGCTTCACATACTGTTTGATTAGCATAAGTTGAGGTTACATCACTTTTCTCAACATCAAAATAACCATCATAGGTTGCTATACGACCAGCATAATCACTATTACCAAGACCCATATACATAATACCATCAGTTGTTGATAGTAACGCTTTAGGGGTTTTCTTAGTTTCAAAGTTCCAAGTTGTTACTCTAGGAGCATCAGGGTTTCCTTTAAAATCAAACACATAGGTTATGTTTCTATCAGGAAACGACAAAGCATAATAACCACCGCATAAACAATACTGACCTTTAACTTGAGCCATATCAGCATTAACAATATGGGTTGTTACTTCATCTTTAATATTAGCAGATAAATCAGTTAAAGGCATCTTGTCTTGTACCATTGTTCTTCTTAACGACCTTACACCTGAGTTAGATAAGAAGATAATATCATCACCGAGGGCTTGTACTGAATCTCTGGCAACACAACCTACACCCCTTACCACCTCATCTAATGCAAAGTCTGCACTACTTGGGTCATCAGGACTATTATAAATAGCAATGTTACGTTTACCAAAGATAACAAGCTTACCCATAAAGTTAGCTAAAGCAGTAACTTGGTCTCCAGCCCATACAGTCTTCATATCTACATAACCAGCAGCACCAGTTTGGAACTTATGACCAATCAAAGTATCAGAGTAATAAACTACATCATTAGCTTCAGCTACACCACCGACCCATAGTCTACCAAAGCCACCTAGACACGAGGTTGGGTCAAAGGTAGTAACACCAGAAGGAGCAGAGAAGCCAGAGGCATCTGCTAAGTCCATCCAGTTAGTACCATCATAGTAGATAGGTGTATGACTAGACTGAACACCATAGAACTTATCATTGAAGTTACAGAACTCCCAGTTACCGTCAGTTAATGTCTGAGGTGTTCCTGTGAATGTTTGCTCATCTAAAGTATTAGGTGTGTTACCTGTGTTTAGTTTATAAATCTTATCATTAGAACCTGCAAATATAGTAGCACTTCCAGTTGAGTTTCTGAACTCACCTAATGATTTAACAATGTATGAATTACTAGAAGATGAACCGATAGTATCAGTAATCTGTTTAATACCTTTTCTAGTTGTAATACGACCTCTATCATCAAGCATGATGTTATTAGCGGTAGTCAACCATTGATGTTCAAGAGACGAAGGTGATGCTTGTCTGTTTAGACCAAAGATTCCAATAGAGTCAAGAACTAAAGGGGTTATAGGTTTTGACATTAGTTCACAAACCAGTCGTGTTCAAAGCGAACATTGCCTGAGTCTAATATAATTGCTTGGTTAAGGGCTTCTTTCATCTCAAAACCAACAACACTTGACTGTGTTCCACCATCTTCACCACGCTCTGATATTGCTCTAGCCCAAGCAGCCAATATAACAGGTTTCTCAGGTATCTTTAATACAGTAGTAGCAGTTGCTAACTCAGCCTGCGGTTTAACAATGTCAAAGGATATTGTTTGAGCAGTATTAGGTATAGGTTCTAAATCAACTTTAAGATTGTTAGAAGAGTCAGCTCCATTAAAAGCATAGTACGAAGGCTCACCTGAGTTTGAAGATGGGTACTTAGTTGAGTTAATGTATTGTCTTGATACTTGTACTAAGTGAGTACCTTGTGTCTGGTTAATAACATCAATTATCTTAATCTCTTGTCCAGAGGATAAGTTGTAGTTCCTAGTACCTGATACAGTAGTTACATCTACAGTTTCACGTAAGACTAACCAATCGTGATATGATTCAATGTTACGTTTAGAGTCATTAATCAGTGAGCCAATAACCTTTTGATAATCAGTTACTGTTGTGCTATCATTGATATTACCCGACCAGTCGGTAGCAATGGTATCCTCTCTCAACCTGATTAGGACTTCATTAATAAGTTCTCTAAAGGTCATAAGGTTCTCCGTTTAGTTGTATTATATTCCATTTTTATCAGTTAAATCAATTAGTTACATTTACAATTACATTTAGGTTCTTGAACTGGCATTACCATCTGACTACCCATCTGAAACGCCTTACTTGGCATCTGAAACATTTGTCCAAAAAAGGCTAAACTTGATACAGTTATCGTAATGCCTACTAAAAACGCTGTTATTGAACACTTGCTCATTAAGACTCCTTTAATTTATGTTGAACAGTACGCCATACAGGGTTTTCCTTAGTTCCAAAGTTTACTTTAATCATAATAATAACCTATGTTATCCTTTAGCGACCTGTGAACCTACATAAAACTCCAGTATCATCGCACACCAAGCAAAGACTTCATTATATTTTACTAACCCACTAACCATCTGATATTCAATCACATCAGCAGTTATCTGAAAACCTAGGAAACTAAAGCCCTCGTGAACAATAGGTACTGCTGTTTGAATGTCTAGGAATACAGGTGCGGTTACATAGAACACCACTAGCATCAATACCGTAAAGAATATGAATCTACGGTTGAAAGCAGCATAAGGCGATTCCTTGTTGGATTGTTCCCTTGCTT